TGAATTGAATGAAGCAATCTGGGATTGTTCGACAATGTTGTTTCCCGGTCTTGAAGTTCAGGTTGTGATTGACGGTGCAGATAATTTGCATTGGTCTGTTGGTTCACCGGGTTATGTTGATTTTCCCGCACCACCAATCGGAATGAAACTACCGATTAAGTGTTGGATTCATACGCATCCATTTGGCTCAGCGTATTTCAGCGGAACTGATTGGAAGACGATTGATACATGGCGCATTTACATGCAACGTGCTGAAGTGCTTGGAAACAATGAATGTGGTATTTGGGATGGCGAAGAAGGCCACCAATATACCCATATCAGACTTACAGATGATGAAAACCTACTGCTAACAAAAATTGGAGGCGAAGAAGAATGAAGAAATTTGAAAGAAAGCAACAAGACCGTGGAGCGATGTTCACTTTGGACTATACTCGTTCAACGCGAGCATACAAGAACGGAACAATGAATATGCATACCATCTATAAAAAGGAGGTAACTGAGGGAAGAGGTGGAAAGAAATTCACCAATACCACTCAGATGCTTGTTCCTGTTGAGCCTATGGAATGTTCAAAGCGTGTTGAAAAACATATGGCTCGTCACCCAAATGATGTGCAAGAAAAGCACGATGAAATGCATATTCCCGGTAATGCTCGACAAGCAAAGGCAGGGAAGCGAGATAAGCATTTGAAGGAGTTTTATGCAACTCACGTTTATGCTTATGTTAGGCCCGGAGTCCGTCGTTGGATTCCTATTCCTAAATTAAGAGGTGAAGAAGAATGAGAGCCGTTGGAAATTATGCAGTTGTTGAAAGAACAAGAAAAACCTCTTCGGGAGGTATTGTGAGTCAATATGGAAATATTGGCTTAGTTGTTTCTTGTGCTACAGACCCATCCATTAATGGATGCTTGGTTTTACTTCACGGAAGAAAGAAGTATGAAACTCATAAGGATTACATTTTTGTTCCTTATGAGGATATCTTCTGTGTTCTTGAAGAGGTGGAAAACTGATGTGTGGTGCAATTGCAGTTCAATGCGAATCATGCGGCAAATATTGGCGTTATGAAGAATGTTGCTCGGAGGGAGACGAATGATTACTACAGAAAATGAAGTTAAAGAAAAACTACTACAGGGTATTAATATGGTTGCTGATGCAGTTTCGCCTACACTTGGTCCTCAAGCAAAAACGGCGATTCTTCAGGGCCATCCACCCGTTATCATCAATGACGGTGTAACAATCACAAAATACGTTAAGCATGATGACCCCTATGTTCAGATGGGTATTCAGATGGTTCAGAATCTTGCTAGCCAAGCACAGGATAAATCCGGTGATGGAACAACAACGGCGTGTATTCTTGCTCGCTCTCTATGTAATAGTATCTTTACCCATTATCGTAATATCGAGAATATGCGAAAGTTTCAAGAAGAACTTGCTAATATTCAACAGTTTATTGTGAACAAGATTGAAGAAGCATCTGAGCCTATTAGTGAAGAGGATGTTTTCGATGTGGCGTTCATTTCATCTAACAATGATGCGGCAGTAGCAGGAATGATTACTGATGCAATTAAGACTGTTGGAAAGGATGGTGTGATTACCGTTCAAGAAGGAAAGACATATAAAAACAATTTGATTATCCGCGAAGGTGTTCGAATTGATGAGGGCTATATGAGTCATCTAATGGCTAACCGTGAAAATGGAACATGTGAGTTAGAGAACCCTCTTATCTTCTTATCTAACATTGGCTTTAGGCACTTCCAAGATTTGCTACCAATGCTTGAAATTGCCGCCGCAAAGAAGCGACCTCTTTTGATTATCTGTAAAGGTGTCGAAGGAGCGGCTATGAACAATCTTGTTATGAATATTCTAAACAAGACCATTGAGGTTGCGGCGATTACTGCGCCTAACTTTGGTGATGCTCAGTTAGATGAATTGGGCGACCTTCAAGCATTGGTCGGCGGTAGGCTCTATACCACAGAAAGCACAGATGACCCTACTTTGATTTCAATTGACGAGTTTGGTTCCTGTGATAAGGTAATTGTTTCTAAGGAATACACAACCATTATTGGTGGTGAAGGTGACGTTCAAGAGAGAATTAATACCCTTCGTCAAATGGCTGATGATATGGAAGGCTATGATAAGGACAGAATTAAGAAGCGCGTTGCTTCTCTAAAGGGCGGCGTAGCCACTATTGAGATTGGTGCTTCTTCTGCTATTGAAATGCGAGAAACCCGTGAGCGTGTGGATGACGCCCTAAATGCAACAAAGGCTGCTTTGGCTGAAGGCATCGTTCAAGGTGGTGGGATGACTTATGCCGATATTGCTAATTCTATTGCTGAAAGCGCAGGGCAAACTCTTTCCATTGTGGACAACATGTTAATGGATGCACTTTATGAGCCTATTCGTTGTTTGCTTGAGAACTCGAACATGACTGAAGAGGTTTTGAACACTTGGGTTCTTGGTGGCTTCAATGCTCTCACAGGTGAATTTGGTAATCTTAAGGACATTTACGACCCCGCCCGTGTAGCCCGTGAATCTTTCTTAGCGGCTATGTCTATTGCTCGTCTGTTCTTAACCACATCTGTAGCAATTACGTTGGAGGAATGATTATGCCTCAAGTAATGCATCAAGAAATATTAGAGTATATTACTTGGTTAGAGAACCAAATCCCTGAAGGATTGGAAGGCCAATACCCGTTTCATAGACTATATAAAAAGAATATCTTTATGGCTTCAAATGGCTACTTTTACTTCATTCATAAAGATGATGAACCGGGGAGGAAGCATTAATGAAACGCGCAGTTACAGTTACATTACCTGCGCCGCATGATGCAGAAATCAAATGCCCTATTTGTGAAGGCAATAGGTGTAAAGTATGCAATATGACGGGTAAGATTAACTTTACCCTGAATCCCAAAATCCCTATTCAGAGAGCACATATCATTAAGTATATTCATGAGAATCTTAATGAAGTAGCATTTGAATTAACTAGAATGTTTGGTCTTATTCCAGACATTGATGTTAAAGATGTAGTGGAGATTGGTGACGGCCAATATGAAATTGTTCAGGTATCTTCTATCGGTGGAGCCTGTTGGATTGTTAACCGGCTTGATTCCTTAGAAGCCCCCAAGTATTTTAGAACTTGGAAGGAACTTGAAAACTTTAAGGAGGAAAAGATTTGAGCGAAGATGGATTTGAACAGATTGGGGTTATCCCCAGAAACGAAAAAGATGTTCTAAAAGTTAGAAAGGGAACCTATTGGAACATTGAAGTAATTGATATTCGTTGGTTCACCAACGATAAAATTTCCCGTAAAGGAGTCCGTGTGAATAGAGAAGAAGCACGGCTTCTATTAAACCTTCTCAGGAGAGAGTTAGATGAATGAAGACATTAAACCTATTAAAGAAAAAAGAATTAGCGTTGTTCAAGCAAAGAAAGCAGTTAGAAAAGCAAACCCAAGCAGACAATATGGACATGGGGCAATTGAAAAGTTTGTCTATTGTTCTAGTGAACTGATTGATAAATACGCAGAAATTATCGAAAGGTCTATGCTTGTTGCTCCCGGCCAAGGAAAAGGATGCCGAGTCCAAAAAGACTTTGTTGAACTAATCTTTGGAAGAATGGAAAGAGTTCTAAGAGAATTAGAAACGCTATCAGATAAGGCAACACAAGCAGTTTTGGAGGCTGAAAACGATGCACATGAATGAGATTTACCGTGTAACCACAAATGATAAGAAGTATGCACAATGGACAAAAAGGATGTCTAAGGTTCTAAGTAGTCGTCCTCTATTATATGACCATTTTCAATCACAGGCTACAGAAATGCGCTACGCTAACTACTTAGCAAAGGCTTCTTTTGTTTGCTATTGGGAAATCCAAACGGATGACCGGCTAGCACAACTTGCACCTGCTATCACTCAAGCAACCTTGATTCAAGTATCACATCGTTTTCTTGAGCAAGAAAAATTTGAAGAGTTTGAAGTCACAACAAAGATGATGTCTAACTTCCTTCGACTACTTGGAGGCGTTGATTATGTGCCGCAAAATGAAGAAGAATGGGCAGGTGTTGATGATGTATCGCAAGATGAAAAAGAATGAATGGATTAAGGTTGCAAATTTCCTACATTGGTTTTTCGTAACTGAAGAAAAAGAACCGAAAGAGTATGAAACTATTTCGGACGATATTAAGAATTTAATTTATACAGTAAATAAAGAGGTGAATTTTGATGACATGGAAAATGATGAGCAATCTGTTGGAAGCAACGGACCAACAAACACCAAGCAGACAAATCTCAATGATTTCGAAGGCTCTGGAGAATTTTGAAGATAAGAGTGCTTTACTATCTGTTCTTGCTTTAGAATATGAGTCTAACAATATTGGTGTTGCTCGCGCAAAGAAGTGGCTAGCGAATGCTTTCGATGTTCACGATGAAGAAGTCGAAGGCGACTTTAATGTTTATGAAGATATGGGTGATGTAGCATATTATATGGATTCTTCTGCCGAAGGGACCAATGTAGCATCTATTCGGACCGTTCTAAACTTCTTGGGCGAAGATTGCTCAGGCATTGGTTCTGACTCTTATCGTCGGTTTTCTGCTTTGCTTCTATCAATGTCTGCTCTTGAGCGACGATGGTTTTTGAGGTATTGGCTACGAACACCGCGTAATGGAATCAATGTTGGTAATGTGGTTAAGATTCTAGCAAAGCATTTTGGTAAGAAGCAAGCAGAAGTCAAGAAACATACGACATTCAATACTGTGGCTAACGTTTGTGAATATTATATGGCTGATTCTGAACCTCCTATGATTTTGAATCATGGGACGTTTGTTGCACCTATGCTTGCTAAGGCTGTTCCTCTCAGTAAGTGGCCTAAGAATAAAATTGTGGATTACAAGTATGACGGCAATCGTTATCAAATTCACAAGAAGGGAGACAATGTAATTATCTTTAACAGAAAGGGTAAGATTGTTACTCAGCAATATCCAGATATTGTCGAAATTGTTCGAGGCTACGACTGTGATAATTCTATCTTTGATGGTGAAATTTACCCTGTGAATGAAGACGGGACACCTGCCCCTCATCAGCGTTTAGGGACTCGCGTTCATTCCAAAGACCACGCGGAAGCGGCCCAAAGATGCCCCGTGGAGTGGGTTATCTTCGATTGCCTGAAGATGGACGGGAAGGCGGTTATGAGCCTCAGTTACACGCATAGGCTTGAAGTAATGAAGGGGTTATCGAACCAAGCCCACCGAC